GCGTTTGCTACATTCCTATCAGTTGAAAAATTCGTCCTTAAACTAAACTAACAGTCTCTTCACAATAGCCGTTGAACGTGCTATTATATAATCGCAGAGAGGAAGGAAAACCTCACAAAACCAGAAAGGAAATTGATTATGAAGACCGTGGGAATCTCCGTCTATGCTTATGACTGCCTGAAGCGCGAACGCATCTACGACAGTCGCTACTATCGCTACATTGTTGATGAGGACAGGGTTTACCGCATTGCCCTGGATGCTCTTGACACGTCTGCGGCTTTGGCTGACGCAAGCGACATTAACCCTCACGGCTGGGAGCGCGTTTATCTGCGTCTGCCTAATGGGGAGGTCAAGAAATATGTCTGATTTCCGTTTTGTGGCAGTGCAATATCTCCGCGCCCAAACACTCACCCAAATAACAGATTTAGCACGCCGAAGTTACAAAGGGTTCAGCCCTGACGAACGCGAAGCCCTACTTGCCATTGCACGGGCTATCACCCGTGAAATTATATCAAAGCGGCAAGAAGCCCGCGGGAAGGGAGTGCATGATGAAACAGGCAAAACTAACTCGTGAGCAAATCGCCGACTTGCACCGCAAGGGTTACACATTTACAAATTCTTACTATTATTGGACAGTGTGGGAGGACACAAATATAGTAAACCGAATAACTCGCGCGGAGTTCATGGCGCGTTCAATCGCCGAACCGCTCCATGGGGTGGAGCAGGTACGAATCTATGAGAGGTGATTACATGGAGATTAGGGCATTAATTTTGTGGGAAGATGGCATATTTACACTTAATGATATGAGCGGCGAAGGTGGGATTAATGAGGCGGAACAACTTTGCCGCGCCCTCATTAGGCATGAAGGAGATGACCCACGTTATGTAGCAAAAGAAATACAGCTTTTTACAGTAAATGGTCGTGTGATAAAAAGAGTGTATAATGGGAGGAAATCAGATGAACGCTAATTACATCCTTGTCCGGCTCGATTATGAAGGAAACGAACTGTTTGCCAAAGCAGGTGGAAAGACCAGATTCCAGTTTTTCAGCCGGGTGACCGCTGTTAAGGCTATGGAGATGGCAATAGAGTGTAACCCGGAGGTGCATTACACAAAATTGTATCGTCGACGCCGGGAGGGTGGTTATCGTTGGGTTGCTTCCCGTGTCAGGGATGGCACACACCTCACCGCGTGGGGCGAATAAATAAGAGGAGGGCACTCCCCTCCTCTTATTTTATATACCAACTGCAATCCAGTCTACGGCGAACTGCTCATGCGTCGATGTGCCGGAAAGCCTGATTTTTGCTGAATTTGTAGTTTTGGCGAAAATTAACTGACTGCGTGTTACACTATCTGCAACAGCCCCAGTGTTTGCATAAGTCGCAACCACGGTCGGAATTTCGGTAAATCCCGCCGACTGATAATCAATAATGGTGTCTTGGTCTTGGTATGCAAGAACGTTTCCCCTCGCAATTTTTGGCATATTCTGGAATTTGGCAATAACTGCTTCCAACTCTGACAAACGGGAATTGATAGAAGCCTTGTCTGTGGGGTAGTCCGAAGTACCATTGATAGCAGACCGATTGTTCCAGCTCCAATTATAGGCAGGATTAATTCTGAGCGCCATGGGGACATTTTCCGACCACGTTCCCAGCGTATCCCAGATGGTGTTATATTTTGTTTCTTCTGGTTTCGTTCCGATTTTTTCCAGTGCAGTGGAAGCCGTATAAGCCGCCGTTGTTGCGGTTGACTTGGCAATTGCGGCGTTGTTGTCCGCCGTCTCCGCCTTGGTGTACGCTTCCTGAACGTTAGCCTCTACGTTACCTAATTCCGCAGCAAGCTGTCCAGTTTTTTCATCTACATATGATGTAGTTGCGTACTGTTCCCCGCTGTCATTTCCTGCCACGAATACAAAAGTTCTAACACGAACGCGCATATAATCAGCTGTGTTTTCGCCCTTGCAATTAGCTTCAATTGTATAAGAATTGTATTTTGCGTCTGTTGCTGTAATAAGAGGAGAACATAACAGAATAATATTATCCGAATTGCCCTTATCCGGTGTTAGTGCCGTTTCACGTTCCGCAATGGCAAAGTCAAATTCTGGAATAGCCGCCGTGGGCTTAAACCTCGTACCTCTTGCCGTATTTGCCGGAATGGAGATAACCGCTGTGCTGTTCTGTTTTACGAGCGAACCGGGTTTCAGCGCGTCCTCGATTGTATTTAGACGCGCCTGAATTGTGCCTTTAGTAATATCATACACGCCATCAGTTCCAGCAATAGAACGATGATTTTCCTTGCCCTCCGTCTGAACTTGAAGCAACTTACTGCCGATTGCCTGTGTAGCCTCGTAATCACCAATTGTGCTCCAAATGCTGGTGAAATTAGGCACATTCTGCTTCACGCCTATGTTCTTTTCCGCCTCAACCATTCTTCCATTAAGACCGCTAATACTTGTCGTGTGCGCCGTAATCTGATTTTGGAGTTGTTGGTCTGCGGTTGTTCGCGCGGAACGTTCGCCGCTGATTTTTTCGTCAAGCGCCGCATCCTGTTCGTCCACGTATTCTTTGCTTACATTGCCGCTCTTTTCCAGCGTATCAACTCTTCCATCAAGTTCTTTGATTGAATTATAAGCCCAATCAAGATTCTGTTCGTGGAAATTCGTAAACGGGAATTGTTCCCAAATACCCATATATTTGCACCTCCTGTTAATACACCCAAATTAAAAACCGCTTCTGAAAATCCCGGATAACTGCATCATAGAAGTTGAACATTGCGACACGCCGTTCGCTTTCCAACATTTTTTGCGTAGTGGTTACACCGATGTTGCCGTGCGCCCGCCCTTTTCGAGTTCCTGCGCTTGTGCCTGTCCCGGCACTATCGCTTGTATCCGCGCTTGTGCTTTCGCTGGTGCTTGCGCTATTGTCCGCCGGGTTTTGCAAATCATTGTAACCGTAAACCTGTTCTCTTGTTGAGCCAGTGGAAGTGTTATTTGCAGAATTTGTATAGTGCGAAATGTTTGTGGTGCTGTCCTCCCATTCTTCTATTCTATCATAATTTTCTATTGGATTATATTCCGCCGTTAGTGTTTTGGCAAGACGTGCCCAGGTATATTGCGAAATTTTCGACCATACCCGAATTAGCGATTTAAGCAATGGAGGGGACGAATAAAGAACCGGCATCTCTCCGCACTGCATCAATAGAGAATCAATGAAATCTTGCACCGATATATTAGAAGGAAATTCCACGCCGTCAAAGATGGAAGGGTCAAAATTATACATTGTAGCCAGCATCACGCTCAATCTTAACGCCTCCATTTGTTTTATGCTCAATCGGATAACGTCGCTCACAAGTGATTGTCACGCCGAACGCATTCTGTACGTTGCGGATGCACTCCTGAATGGTATCGAACCATTGCGCAACGATTGCGTCTGTTTCAACGTCGTTCCGTTCCGCTTCAGCTGTAATCAACCGTTCTTTTTTGTCGGTGTTACAAGTCGGTATCCCCACTCGGGTATCAAATTCTGCTTCAATTTGCCTCATGTTGGAAAGGATTCTATCCGCGATGTAGTTTTGTCCTACGTTTTGTGCGAATGGCGCCCACGAGGGGGAACCATCATCGTTAAAAAGGGCTTTATCCACCCATACCGCCAATTCACCAGATGTAACCCTATCCATCAATTCTTTGCCAGTTTGTGCGGCATTTTTTGAACCGCAAGCGAACACATAGGAAAGTTTAGAGTTCATTATGTTCATGGCAAGCGATTCGACAGAAGTTGCAAGTAAGTCCGCGTAATAATTAACAATGTCCAGCGCTCCGTGATAATCGCGTTGTAACCGAAAAAGAACGCAATCCTTGTCGATTTGCAAGCGCATCGGAGGCAAAAGTGGATTTGCAATCATCACGCTTGTTGGTTGATAAAAAACATTGTATCCATATAATGCACCCGCCTGCGGAATTACACCGTAACGCTTGCTATTAAAAATCGCCACGCTTCCCCATGCGTATAAACAACCAAGGAAATAGGTATCACTCCACCCTTCGGGCAGCCCCCATTTGAATTGGCTTGTCAACTTCTGGAATAAATAGCGTTGGTAATATTGGAAAAGCGCTGTGTTTTTTGTGTGGCAAGTAGAGGGGGAAATACTCGATTCGTATGCATTTATGTGGTTGTAATCAAAGGGGGGATTATTCACCGTTTTCTGCCTCCTCTATGTAAAATCCCGATTGCATGTAGCGTGTTAGTTCATCGCGTTCAGCGCCGTAACAATTAGTTACTGTCGACGTATCTGGATTGTTTATAAGCGTATATCCTGATAAGTTTTCCAATTTAACCGTTGCGCAAAGAGGTCTACCATTTATTTTGGCATTTTGTTCGGCAGTATATGTATATACAACATCTACATATTGCGGCATGGCGTATTTAGCAATTGATGCGTTCGCGGAAAAAGAAGATACCGAGCCGAAACCATCTGCCACCGATGCAGCTATATTATTAATACTATCAGTTACCCTATTTAGTGCGGTTGAATCCCCTAAAATCGCAGCACCGACGCCGCCCACACCAGCGGCGACGCTTCCAGCTATTGAAATAACATCTTGCCCGTATCCAGTTTGTGCCAACTGAATATCAACTCCAAATTGCGCTTCTCGAACTCCTAACACGTGATATTTGTTAGCCTCTGAGCCGCACAGATAATAAGCGATTGCCCCCCCCGTCGAAAAATCTATATAAGCCGTGATTTTTATACTTTCTCCATATTTTGTTAGAGAAGTTGTGTCGACCTGAAAATAGCCCCACGGTTCAAGATTGATTGCTATTTGACGATACGGATAGCAATTTTTCCATTCATCCTGTTTAATATATCCAGAGCCGCAGTAAAAAGATTTTGTTGTAACGGTTGATGAAGATAACAGGCGCGCGGATGTGCCCGCCAATTCCCAACCTGAAACTTTAACAGTTGTTAAAGTGTCTAATGTCGGAGGCTTTATCGGATACCATCTACAAGATACGATGTATTGAAAAGGATTTACAATAGCTTTTAACAGTTCCGCCGAAATTTCTGCGACATTTACGCCCATATAACTATAATCAGTCAGTAACTTGCTTCTAAAATATGTAAATTGTGTTTGTGTCATCACATAGTACGATACAGCACCAACTGCGTTACCTTCCGCGCCGATGATACCTACAACATACCATCCTTCAGACATAACTGATACATATCCAGTGTTATCTATTTCGTAGGTTTGCTTTTCCCCTTTTGCCAAAATTGGCAAAGAAGTATCTATAATCCGCGAATTATACTTGCTTGCTGACCTAATAACGTATTGTGTCGACTTCTTCAGCAGCCCCCAAAAAGACCCTAAAACATCGGTACTTAGTGTAAAAAATACCCTGTTACGCTCGAACGTGACATTTTCCACGAAATATGAGCGCCCGAACAATGGAATAAATACATAATTAAGGTTTTGTGGCGGATAACGGTTGTTTGACCAAATCAGACTAATAACAGGATTTTGCACATTTGTATTATCCTTCAGTACAACATCAAACTTTAGGCTATCTTCATAAGATGTTACCGATGGGGTGTAGGTCGAATTTCTGCGTTTCCCGACATTTGTAAACCATGCTTCCATTATTTCACCTCCATTTATTAGCGGCTTTGCAAATAAACCAAATGGGCAAGCTATTAAGATTGATTTTTTGTAATTTATCGTACCAGTAATTCGCCCACTGAATACGATATTTACTTGTTGCTTCCCAGTCCGTGATTGCAGGGCGCTCATAGCAGAGACAAAAACTTTTTGTCAACTGCTCGACATCTGTGCTATCGGAAAAGTAAAAATCTTGGAAATTGGGATATATTGTGCCGCCTTCCCACTGATAATTGTGTTCTACCTCGTACATAATGCGCGCTATCTGGATACTACCATTATACCAACAATCAAGCCCTGCATATGCCCCATTTGTTCCAAATATTTCAAGCGCCCAATCTATATATTTATCGGCGCCCGTCCATTGGACAAGCCCGAACCCGTATTTCTTTTCCGTGTTCTGCTTGTAATTATTAGGGTCTGGGATGGGCGCATGACCGCCCTGCCATAGCGCAGGATTTAGCGTCGATTCGCGGCACATGTTCCCCAGCATTGCCGCTATTTGTGGGATTTTCCATCCGTTTTTGTAAAGCCCAGTAGCAATCAGAACTCCGTTCGTTTCGCTTTCAATTACATGATTTTGATATACAAAATATGGCTCATCATATATGGAGTAATACCAATAATCAGGAAGCCTGAAAGGTTTGTACCAGTGCGGGTAGCGCGTGGCGGTAGAATCAACCGCCGGAACAATATTGTTTCCGGGCATTCTCAACCTTTCCGCCACGCGCTCACCTCCTTTATTAGTCCATCAGAATTACAACGCCCTTTTCGGTGAAGTCAATTGCGTGTCGCTCGTTGTACTTCCAGAAAATGTTGTAGTATTCGCCCTTAGCATTCGGAGGCGTCACCCTCTGCCGCGTGAGAATCGGGCTATAACCAAATGCGTCACGGTCACAAATAATTCCAAGAACATTGCCCTGATTTACGTCTGCCGTCGCCGTTGCAATAGTACCGTCATCGGCAAGGTACTGAGGCTTTACAACATTGATTTTCTGAGGGTCTGTCATAATCTGCCAGAAATTGACATATTCAACATCACCCGCCATACGCAAGAAATTATCGTGGTACGTATCCGCAAGCGCCATCATGTTGGTTTGATGCATAAACATGGAGTTCAGATAAACGCGCTGTGCGGACTTGGGGCTGTGCTGGAGGAATACGCCATCTGCGCTATTGGTCTGATAAAGACTGGAATATTCTGTCAGCATATCAGACAGGTTAGCAAGCCTGGAAAATGCCCACTGCGTAAACGCTTTATAGTTTGCGGGTTGCATAACGGTTGTAGCAGTAAGTTCGAGCCCGGTCACGGTGTTGTACTCCGTCAGCAGATGAATAACATCGGCATTCTGCGAAATCTTGCCGGCGGCAAAACCCGCAACGGTCGCGCGCGCGGTTTCTTCGTGCGTCTTCTCGATTTTGTTATTCATGTTTGTAAGAATCATCGAAATAAATGCACCGAAATCTTCTGCCGAATTAAACGCCGTGTTTAACTGCGTTTCAAAAATCGTTTTCTCGTACTCGTAGCTTTGCTGCCCGTAGAAGTTAAACTGTGCAACCTTAGGCTTGTGAATCGTGTACTGGTCGACGCTCTGCCCGTCGGTCAAATCACAGTAAGTGTTGTCGGTCAGGTCATCGGGGTCATCAATAGTTTTAATTTTACGTACCCAGTTTCCCCACTGCTCACCGGGAATCCGCATACCCTCAAACTTAGCTTTGTAGGGGCGGCTGGAAAAAATCGTACGCGAAAGCATCTGCGAAATTGCGTTCATCACAGGGTCTGCGCCCGTTTTCAACGCCTTCTGTCCGAGCGTCAACAACTGCTTAGTGTCAAGCGCGGCTGTATCCTGCCCGGTTGCATCTTTAAGCACTTCTTTCAGCAGAGTGCTAATCTTATCAATTGTCAAAGTGTTAGCCATTTACGTCACCTCCATCAATTCGGGCGGATAATTTCCGACAAAACATCCTCAGCAGTCAGCGGCTGTGAATCCGGCTGATGCGCGTTTGCGATGTTGCCCCTCTGCACAATTCCCGTAAGGTTCGCAATCTGCTGGAAAACCTTGTCAAACTGTGCCTGTGTATTATCCGGTGCTGGTGCCGGTGCCGGTGCATGTGCCGATGCCGGTGCTGGTGCCGGTGCCGGTGCATGTGCCGATGCCAGTGCTGGTGCCGGTGCCGGTGCATGTGCCGATGCCAGTGCTGGTGCCGGTGCCGGTGCATGTGCTGGTGCCAGTGCTGGTGCCGGTGCCGGTGCATGTGCTGGTGCATCTACGGTCATCAGCTTCCCGATTTGTTCCGCCGTAAAGCCCGCTTTGGCCAGCGTCAAAATGTCAGATACATTCATTATTTGCTACCTCCATATTTATTTACAAGTGTTACAAGTTCACCGTATAGGTTTGAATATAGTTCGTTAGCATCCTGCACAGGCGTGTTGTAAACCTCAGACGCATAGTATAGGCAATTAGCCTTTGCGTGATGCGTCCACCGCTTTCTATTGTTAATTTTGTCCATCTGAACGCCGCCCGTCGTAGAGTGGATAACTTCTCCGTTTCCGATGTAAATGCCAACATGTGAGGCATTCACTCCATCGGTATAGCGCGTTGGCTCGTTTCCATCATGTTTGATGGTAAATACCCATTCTCCTGCATCGACATTATCAAAATTGTCTGATTTATCATGCACAGCGTTGCGCCACATATCATTCGAGCCTCGCCAGTTTTTGGAGATACCCGCATATTTTTTTAGGCAAAATTCAACAAATGCCTGACAGTCAAGGGTTGTGTACGGAATACCGATTAGAGTATTACGAGCATCACTTATTTTTGCCGCCCAATCCTTCGCAATCAATTTACGTCACCGTCCATTTTATCAATCAATTTTTGGATAACTAATGTGTTATTGTTCAGCGCGTCTTTTAGCTCTTTTGTTTCGGCAGCATGTTGCTCCCTCTCCTTGTTGAGGTAGGAAAACAGAACAAATGTGCAAGCAATGGGAAAGCCGACTGTAGTTACAAGTTGCGTAATGGTTGTTACATCCACTTTATACCTCCCATATTCCCGAAAATTAAATGGCAATAGGGGTCGCGGCATACGACTATGCCATGCTCACCCTTCCGGGGTTGTCGTTCGAGCTTCCCTATTGCCATAATCAATGTATCATAATTTTAAAATTTTGTCAAGACTTATTTAACTATCCCGAAATATTGACAGAAAACAATTTCGCAAGCCGGAGATTCGCAATAAATTTTTCTATCAATATATGCCAACATCAGATAACGATAAAGAGTGCGGAAACGTAAACAATCGTTTTCCGTAGTACTGTATATCGGGCGCGTTCCTTGCCCGTGCGGGCTAATATAATATGTTCGTTTGCTTTTGTGCCTATAAACTGTAATTTCCCCACAGGTTACAAGCGGCGTATACTCTTTGAGGTTCGCGCTCATGGTCTGCAAGACAGGTTTATCCAAAAATCGGTTTTCCAGTGACATATCTTTTATTTTATTATCCTTTAGGAGCCGATAAAGCGCTGTTTCTCCCTTCCTCCTGCTTATTGGACTATTACGCAAGTTTATCAGATATAATCCGCGCTCACCGTTTTTGTATTCCTGCGTTTCCTGCTCCGCCATTTTGTATGCAATCGTAATAAGCCCTAAACTCTGGAAAATCGGGTTTACAATGCTGTTGCTGTTGGCAAGGCATAAACACTTCACAGGGGGCTTACCTTGCAACTCCCTGTTTCTGTTTATTGTCTCATAGGCGTTAAAAAATGCATCCCCTTCATTTTTTATTCTTCGTTCGTGCGATTCCGGTATAAATTCATCAAATATGATAATTTCAATATCATGTGCGGAAAACCCTCGAATATTTGATACACCGGACAACGCCATAACATACCCGGCAGGGCTGCTTTCCTCGTTGATATATACAGCGGTTGCTTCTTTGGAAACTTTATCCATTTCGAGAGACAAGGACATATCATCGCAAACGGGCGCAAAAGGTGACATTTCAGGCGCGCTAATAACATCCGCTTGTAGTTTCGTTCGTCTCATATAGATAAATTTCATTTTATGTTCAATAACATATTTAAGCGCTCCGTAAGTTTTTCCCGTACCTCTTGCACCCGTCATGAGAATAAATGGATATTTTTGTTCTATGATTCGCGCCATGTCAACATAGCCATTTTCTAAAAATAGATTATTCACGCGCCCTCCATAAAATAAAGGCAGGGTTAATCGCCCTGCCTCTGACAGCGTCAATCGAAAATCAATTCGCAAGACGTGTAGTTGCGGTTATTTTTGCTCCGAATCTGTGTAATTTGCATCTTGAACCCCACATCGTCCATACCCGCCGTGCCCAGATAATCAACAATGGCAAGAAGCCTTTCGCTGAACGCTCTACCATTCGTGATATATGGCACGCCGTCTACGATAATCCCGCAACGCGGCTTAAACTCACCGTTACTATCAACTGTTTCAGACACCGCCCATGCATCGACACGTACGGTTTTCGTCATCAACTCTGACATCGTATGCCCTTCGCGGGAAAGCGTCAGCTTGTACAGTTCCGCCGGGGAAATGCTCTGATTAGTCTTCGTGTTACTCATGATTATGCCCTCCTAAATATTTGTTCGGCGGTTATCGCCTAATAAGATTATAGCATAAATTACGGTCGGCGTCAACACTTATATAAGTGTTCTGCAACGCTTCGAGTAAGCCCGCGTATTTGTAACTAATTCCCACCGCATATGTTGAAGGACGCAAGCATACATTTCGGGTTATTGGTAACTCGTGTCCATCAACGCTAATTGTCTTGCATACATGGTCATTGTAAACGCTTTCAAGCCCGCCTGCCTTTCGGAAAACAAACCCGGGCGCGAATTTTACGAGTCCACCTGCTTCTTCCAGTTCGTCACCACCTCCCCATTCCACTATATCACCAGCAGCGTTTTTGCTGGAATTTTTGCGCACACCCGCAATAGTTATGTCTATATGTCCCTTTTCATCCTGTGAAGCATATTTTTTCGCTCCCCATGTTAAAAACTGGAAATATTCGCCCTCTGTTTCTGCAACGCCCATATAGTGCATTGTTCCGTGGGGGTCTGTGGCACTCGCTCCATTCGCAAGGGATGCTGTTTTGCGTCTGTTATTATATGATTCATAACTAATTGATTCTGATTTTATATATTTACAGCTATCCGTATCGCCATAAACAAAATTATTCCCAGCAATCTTTATCATTTCCTCCAACTCAAGCCGTGCGTATGCCGTTACCCATACGCCCCATTGATATGGCAAGAATGATTTTTTTATATTTTTAATTACGTCCGTTTCCTTCTGAATGTATTCCCCGCCGTCAAATATAATATCATCTTTTCCGGGGTCGGTGGCTGTCATGCCGTACAAACTATTTAATAAATTCTTACTTTTCATGTATTCATATTCGCTCCCCGCGATTCCTTTGAGTGAAGTTTTGTTTGTATAATAGCGTTTTATACAGTCCGTAAACGGTTTTGGCAAATAGTCCTTCTCTGCCGTGTATATATCGGTAAAATCAAATTCGCCATCATATTCTTCGATGATTATCTGCATATCTACTTCTGTTACTTCAATCGTCAGCGCATCCGCTTCAAGAATCCGTCCGTTATCTTCCACAGGATTTATAAGCATTTGGCATTTGCTAACAGGGATATAAGGACACCCCCACAACGGATTGTGCAGGGTAGCGCCTGTTATGCTCATCGTGCAAAGAATTGCAAGCCCGGATGAAAACGCCCTCCTAATAGTTGCTATTCCATCAGGGCATTTCTTGAATGGTTTCATGGGAAACTTGTTATTTATCATAACATCAGAATAGCTTGATGAACGGTCTACCGATTGCACGCCCGTCAAAACCTTGCCGACGTAATACCGGTTCGCGTGCGTGTTCCCCCCTCTGAACGCCTTGCGAAGTTTTCTGTAAATTTCTTCTGTGGGTTTAAGCGCTCCAAGTGGTGTTTGGCTTAACGCTTGTTTTGCATCACGGCGCACGTAGCCCGTAGACGTACGCGGAACTGTATAGAGAGTATCGCCATCTTGCGAAATCTTCTTTTCGGCAGCTTCAAGTAAACCGATAACGTCATTTTGGCAATATTCAATCTCATCTTCTGTTAGTTCTGTCCATGGATAGCGGACTTTGGAATAGTCAAATTCCGCGCCCGATTTCTTCCTGTGCTGGACATTCATTTCCTTCAGAAATTTTGAAAGCGTTTTATTTGTCCAGATGTAGGAACAGCGATATTCAATACAGCCGCATGTTGCAGACAGTATTTTCCGGGATTTAAGGCACTTAACATCGGAAAATTCGTAAAGCCCGGCAAAGAATTGGAACTCATAGGAAAGATTGTGAACAAGACAAATTATTGTAATTCCGCCCAGTCGCGCATTTATTGCTTCCTGTAATGCAGTCCATTCTTCCCAAGTTCTCCCATATGTGATATAGTATTCTCCCTCCACAAATAGCCCGCATTGCCAAATGTACATTACAGCATTATCATCTTCAAGGCGGGTTGTCTCTATGTCAAACGCCATCAGTGCATTAGCGTATACGATTTTAGCCCGTGGATTATCAGGCGCTAACGCCGTTACTTTTTGGATTCCATCATATACGCTTAACATCCCTAAATCTTCCCTTCCATTTTGGCTTTTTCCAATATTGCACGAACGGTCGAACCGCTTACAAATTCACCCGCTTTGAGACGTTCTTTGTATCGCGCCCGTGCTTTGTCCGCTTGACGCTTCCAGTAATCCCACCGCTTTAGCAAGTCCTCCCAGTCCGATTTCGCGAATTTCCGCTTAACACGAGTCGTGCCTTCCTGCGACACATCCACAATATCTTGCAGAACATAATAATATTGTGCTTCCTTATTCGCATCGGCATAAACAGCGAAAAATTTTCTGAATTGCAGAAAATCCTCATATGTGAATGTTTCTTCAGTAAACCATCCACGCTGTAAAAGTGTTTCATACTCGTGTTCCCACTGGTTTTGTTGTGCCACAAATAACTGTTTTGGTGTTTTTGTCCCGCTAACAACTTTCCACATGGCGCGAATCTGCCTGACGCCTTCCTCCACCGTCCGCACGGTGGAGGGTTTATCCCAATAATGGCGCTCATACTGTTTAATGCTTTCGTACTCAATGCCCTTCTTCTTTGCCGCCTTGAAGCGCTTATCCATTAGGTCGATTAACGCTTTCATTTCCTTTCTTACGTCCTTGAGTGTCAGCCCTTCCTTCGGAATTTTTGTGCCGACATACACGGATGCCTGAAGTGGACGATTTTCAAGCGCCGTACTTTGCGCGAATCGTTTATTCCACCTTGCCATTCTTTATTAGCCCCCTTCTCATCAATTCGTTGTAAACGGTTTTAATGCAGAGGCGAGCAGTCTTTGAAAGATTGTC